GGCTCTTTCCTCCAGCTGGAGGCGGACACGGTGGTGTAGGTGACCACCGGCTTGTCCATGTTCTGGGTCTTGCTGTATCGCTTGCCGCGCTTGCCGATCTCGCGGTATCGCTCCATGGTGGATTTGCTTTCTTTCATCAGGTAACTGGCCAGCTTGTAGTGATTGCCGCGCCTGTCCATTGGCTTAAAGCTGATACCACCGCCGCCCCTGGGGACGTTCTCCCATGCCTCTGTGATGATCTCCGGGTCCATGCGGGAGATAATGACGTGCAGGTGCGGGTTGGTCATGCGCTTGGTTTCAATGACCACCACCGCCTTGTATGTGATCCCCCGCTTTTTGCAAATGGTCCGCAGGTTTCGGAGAAAGGCCGCCTTGTCCGCAAGGATTTCCTGGAAAGTGCTGTCCTTGACGTAGTAGTGGAGAACAGCGTGGAGATCCCGGTGGCCGAAATTGGCGTTTATGTCCCAGCGCAGGTGTTCCTCTGCCGTCCTCTCGTTGATCCTGGCCTGCTTTTCGGAGGTGGTGCCCTTGTTGGGCTGCCTCTGCACCCCTTTGGTGTGTACCCGGAAAGATTGCATTTTCTTGTGTTCGACGCACGGACCAGCTTTTACCACCCTATGGACATAGGCCATGGTGGCGCCTCCTTTTCTGCTGCTGGTCACTTTACTAATTGCTCTTACCGACGCTATACGGGGCCGCCGCCCCGTCATTTTTTCGCCTTGCGTTCCGTCCGGGATAGTGGTATAATATGTATATCCCAGGCGGGTTTCCCGTCGTCTATATCGCCACCTGCGCCGTGTTGACAGCACCAGGCGCAGGTGGCTTTCTTTTTATGTCAGGAACTCCTTGGCCTGCTCCAGCAGTTCCTCCGCGTGATCCTGATCTATGATCTTGACCTTGCCGGGCCGCTTCGCGTCCTCCGCGATAGCCCAGCATATTTTCTTTGCCAGATATTCCAGCCTGCCGTTGGCGGTGGCCACTTCCATTTTGTGGTGGTCGTGGTCTTTCTGCCAGGCCATAAACTCCTGGAACTCCTCCGCTGACATTTTGACAGTTATTTCCATTTACTCCGACACCTCCAGCTTTTTGGCCAGATCCTCAATGGTGGCCGCCGCGCCCTCCAGTTCTCTGGCCAGCAGATCCCGGCCAAAACGGCCCCGCTGGTGCATGGCCTCCATGCGTAGATCGGCGGCCTGCCGCTTGTACGGGTTCGGGCTGTCGGTTTTGACGGGGCCGGATCCCGCGCAGGTCAGCAGCAGCCACCAGGTTGGGTTATTGCGTTCCGCCTGGTGGTGGCAGTTTTCGGCGTCGCAGTTCTCCGCCTCACAGGTAGCGCAGAATGTCCTCTGGAAATCGTCGTCCCATGGCCCTTGTAGAACAGGGAGGGATCCCAGGAACTCACCCAGGACCTCCGGGGAGGCCGTGATCCTTTCAAAGTTATTCACAGTTATGCCTCCTCCTTGTGGAGATCCACGCCCTCCAGCGCGGTCCACACGGCCCGCTCCCATTCCTTGGACCAGCTGGACCGGGCTTTCCGCACGGCGTCGATCACGACGGCCTCACCGTCAGCCTCCCACAGCAGGCGGTCCGCGTCGATCACGTCCGCGCCGGTGTGTTCCGCCGCGTCCCGCTCGATCATGTCCAGGAATAAGAGGGGCAGGCCCCAGCAGGCACCGCCGCCGGGTGGCTGAAAGATTTGATACCCCTGCATGATCACCGGCACCATGGTGACCTCCTCACCGCGCTGGCCGCTTCTCCAGTGGGCCATGTCGTCGGTGGCCACCTCCGCAAGGACCAGCTGCGGTTCTTCGTCTTTCATAACAGAGGTAGGGGCGCCCACCTCCGGGATCATGCCCATGTGTTCCACAATGGCGGCCAGCACCTTGTTGGTCACCAGGGCGCGGTTGATCTGTATGTACCAGGTCTGTGCGTAGATCGAAATGGCGTCCCCGTGGTTCGCCACGGTATAGCCGCCGTGTTTATATGCCCGTTTGATGGCCCGGATCAGCCCGGCCTCATTTATCAGCATTTCGGGGTCCTCCTTAATTTATATAATGTATGGCATGGAGGCGGGCACCGCGCCCGGCTCCGCAACGTACACGGTGGCGTCCTTTATCTCCATCCAGTCACAGCCCCACACCTCCGCCGCGTTCAGGATCGCGGACAGGTTGGAGCGGTGCGGCACCACCACGCTGCCGTGGTCCGGGTGCGTCACCCTGGCCAGGCTTTTGCTGTCCCACCGTTCCCGCCGGGATCTCTCCACGGCGTCCCATCGGTGCGGGTTGCCACTCATACGCCGTTCCATGCGTTGACGGTGCAGCCCCAGCGTTCCATGGCCTCCAGGACCTTTTCGGTGTAGACGGTGGAGGTAACGCCCGCCGCCCACGCCTCTTTGGCGCCGGTGTGGCCCATGTTGTAGCACATAAGCGCCTTTGCGGGGTCGTTATACAGTTTCATGTACTTGCCCAGCAGGTAGCAGGCGCCGGCAATATTGCCCTCCGGGGTGGTGGGGTCCAGGCCGGTGGCGGCCTCCAGTTCGTCGTGGTAGGATCCGCCGGGGCCGGGGTTTAACTGCATGATCCCCACCTCACCAGAGGTTCCCACGGCGTCCATGTTGAAAGTGCTTTCCACCTCCGCCACGGCCAGGGCCATGGTGTAATAGATCCCGTATTCCGCGCAGTATCTTCTCATATACCCCTGGTATTCGTATTCCATGGGCACCGCTACGGAATAATAGCCATGGGCCAGCAGCACGTCCTCCGGCCACTCCCACACGGGCAGATCCTCCAGGGGGTCCTCCCGCTCCTGGGGAATGATTATCACGGGGGAGGGGCTGGCCAGCAGTTCCATGCCCGCCATAATGTCCACCGGCTCGGTGCTGGTGGGGAGGGGATCCAGGACCTCATTGGCGCGGGCCTTTCCGGCGGCAGCGCAGGCGGCCAGGATGGAACAAAGCACGGCCACGATCAGCAGAATGGCAGCGGCCTGACGGCGGCGCTGGCGCCTGATTGCGGCGGCCCGTTCGCGGGCCTTGCGCCGTCGCTCCAGGTTTCTGCATACTTCCTGTTGATTGCGATAGCCCAGGGCCGCATGGTACACGGCCAGGTTGTCGTCCAGATAGGTTTCCATATCAATGGGGGTCATTGTTCGCGCCCTCCTTTTTCTCTGTCACGTCGTATTTGATACCATAGCGGCGGCGGCCACAGCTGGCGCAGGTGATTTTCTCACAGCGTCCGGCCACCTGCTTGATCTTCTTGCCGTCTGCCACCATGCCCATGGCGCAGGGCTTGCACAGCGTCATTTCCATGTCTGGCCCTCCCGTTCGTCGATGTGGGCGGCGCACATATCGGCCTCATGGAGGCGCCACACCCAGGGGGTCACGTTCATGGCGGCATTTAGGGCCGTCTTTCCGTTGCCGTGGGCCGCGTCGTCAAAGGCGCCCATGTGCCAGCGGATCGCCAGGGCCTCCGCCTCGGTCAGCTTAATAAAGCGGCTGATCAGGTACAGGCTTTTCTCTCCATGGCCCAGAGGGAACGGATCCCGGAATGTATATGCCTGGTAGTCCTCCCACTGGTTCGTGTCCGGGTTCTTCCGGCGCTTGGTTTCGATGTGGTACGCGCCCACCTTGCACACGTCATGCAGCAGGCCCAGGATCGCCACGGTTTCCCGCGTCTGGCGGTCCAGTTCTCCGGGGTCGTCGCCCAGAACGTCGCGGCAGGCAATTTCCCGCAGGCGTTTCCAGACGTTCATGCTATGGATCATCAGGCCGCCGTAATATGCGCCGTGGTGCTTGGCTCCCGCCGGGGCTGTGAAAAAGTCGGTACTTTCCAGCCACTCCAGCAGATCGTCAGCACCGGGGCGCTGGATTTCCTCCGCGTAGGTGTCCAGGAAAAAGGTTTTCATTGTAATGTCCACGTTGTTCTGTGCCACCTTGGCCATGGCACCGCCCAGGGTGCCGTCGGCCTCAACGGTGGCCGGTTGGGGCGCCTCCCGGCGCCACCAGGGTTTCCCATTAAAGTTTCCCATGTCGTCCTCCTTATTCTGCCGGGACTTCGTTACCCCAGGCGTCCCAGCCCTCCGCCCTCTGGCGGGCGAATAATTCAATTCTTGGCACGTCGCCCAGCAGTTCCACGATCCGCCGCCGGGCTTCGTCCGGTTTCTTGCTGTGCCCCTCAAAAGGGGCCTCAATGATCTGGTGGATCCGGTGGCTGCGGATCTGTTCCTTGGCCTTGAAGTCCTTGGACACACCCAGCAGGCACACCTCCGCATTGGCGCGGGTGTAGGCTCCCATGCCCCAGAAATTGGCGCCGCTCTTGGCGTATTTCTTCACCCATACAAAGGCTGCCGTCTTATACTCAAACCCCCACGCCTCCAGGACCTTAATGCCGTCCCCGATGTTCGGGAACGTGGCCCAGAGAAAACAAGCGGACCCCCCCGCAGATTTCGCGGACTGGCATGGCGCATATTTCTGCGGTGGTCATTGTGGGGTAGTGCTTCACGGCGGTGCCCCGCGCTTTCTTCGTGGCGCCCGCCTGGCGGTATGCCCACGGGGGATCTGCATAAATGACTGTGTACTGTTTTTCAGGCAGCGGGATCACGGCGGCCCCGCTCCTGGGGTTAGATGTTCCGCAGGTCATTGGCCACCACCTCCGTTCTGTACCATTCCAGGATCCGCTTGGCGTACTTCTTGCGGATCCTCTTTTTCTTCGTGTGGTGGTAGCGGTGGAACGCCGGGCGGTAGTAGCACGACGCCCAGCGCAGGGCGGTTTCCATTTCGTGCTGGGCCTCAACCTCCGCCGCCACAGCTTTCAGCCAGTTGCCCAGGCTGCCGGCCACTTCCTCAATGGTTCGGACGATGTTCTGCCACACCTCCGAAAGCAGGCGGGCGGCCTCTGCCAGCCGCTCCGCGTCGATCTCCGGGGCCGGGATGGTTGCCATGGCCTCCACGGCGGTTTTGGTGTCACACATTGGGCAGGCCCTCCCCGCGTTCATATCCCAAAAGGATCCGGTGGGACAGGTCGCCCATGTTCATTTGTTCGTCCATCAGGTCCAGCAGGGTGGCGTATGAAATGTTCAGGGCCTCCAGCTTGTCCCGGAACGCCCTGGCCCGCTCGGTGGCGGCCTTGATCGCCGCCTGCTCTGCGGCTGCGTCCTCTGCTTCAAACTGCGCCTTGATTTCCTCCAGGGTCACCTTGCCGGCGGCCAGGGCCTCGCAGAACTCCGCTGCCGCCTCCATGCTTTCAAAACGACGGTGCCGCCCGGTGTCCAGGCTTTTCACGTCCTTTTTGGATCCTCTGGCGGCCAGCACCCAAAACGGTTTCGGGTTATGCTTGGCGCCCACTCTGGTCTGGTTGATCTGGAAATGCCACTTGCCGACAGTGGCCACCCAGTTCCCGTATCTGTTTCTTTTGAACTCCAGCACGTTGTTGTCCTCCTTTGCTATTCCGCCGGCGGTTACTGTCCCGCCGCCACTCTCAACTTGCCCCTGCGGCGGAGGTTTTCCTGGAAACGGCGCTGGGCCAGTTCCGGGTCATAGGCAGGGCGCTGGTTGTGATCCAGCTTGCCGTCCTGGCCTCTCCGCAGTTCCTCATAAATTGTTTTCTTTGCCACGCCCACCTTTTGGGCGATTTCGGCCACAGACGAATAAGCGGCCCACGCCTGGGCGATCACCTGGCGATCCTCCGGCCCCAAATACTTCCCGCTCATGGCTTTTTCACCTCCGTTTGAATAAAAAAATAAGAGCAACAAGGGGCGTTACCCTTTGTTACTCTTATTAGTAGCATTTTCAATCGCAAATGTCAATAGGTAAGCGTAACAAAAAGTAAAAAAATTTTAGACAGCCTCAATTAACTGTTGGAAAAGGTCGTTACTGCTGCACCAGCCCAGCAGTTGCCGGGGGTAGTTGTTCAGCCATTCCAGGGCCGCGTCCACTTCCTTTTTTGTCACGTTGTCAAAGTTCGTCCCCTTTGGGAACTTCCGCCGGATCATCTGGTTTTGTTTCTCATTGCTGCCGCGTTCGCTGCTGCTGTACGGGTGGCAATAATACATTTTGGTGCGCTGGCCTCCGCCCTTGAACACGGAACGCTCCAGGCCGGCGCAGTCGGAGAACTCGCTGCCATTGTCCACCGTTATGGTTTTGAAAATGTCGGAAAAGCGTTTGCCCCATTTCCGTTCTATGGTGTCCAGGGCGTGGACCACGCTGGCGGCGGTTTTGTCCGGGATCAGGCGGGCGATCTCCTGGCGGGCCACCCGCTCGGTCAGGACCAGCAGGCACTTATGGCCGCCGCGCTTGGACAGCACCAGGTCCATTTCCCAGTGGCCAAACTCCTGGCGGGTGTTGATCTCCTCCGGGCGCTTCTCTATGCTCTCACCCTTGGGGGCGGACTTGGACCGGCGGATCTTCTGGGTTTTCTTTTTCCGGCGGGATCCCTGGAAAGGCAGGTCTTTGTTGGTCAGGCGCAGAAAGATCCCCTTGTCCACATAAGAATAAAGGGTTTGGCGGCACACGCTGATCTCAAACTCCCCGTATTTCTCCGGGTGGTTCTCGATCTCATGCAGGGCCGCCGACGGGCTGAAATCTTCGTCCACGATCAGGCGCTCCAGGGTTTCGGCATAGCTGCGGTGGTTTCCGATTTTCAGGCCCGGCCCCTTTGCGGCCAGGTTCTCCAAATAGCGTTGGTGGGACCGTTCCGGTATGTACTCGGTCACCTCGATATAATCACCGTTCATATAGGTATAGCTGCCGCGTTTCAGTTCACGCCAGACAGTGGTGGCGCTGACATGGAGGGCCGCGCCGATCTCCCGCAGGGTGGCGCCCTCCTTTTTCATTTTGGCGATCTTGTTTCTGTCGTGTTCGGTCAGGTGCTTATATCCTTTCATGCTAACCTCCCTTGGAAATGCAAAAACCGGCGTGGTCATTCCCACGCCGGTCTATTCTTTACCCAGTAGCCACTCAACGGACACCTCCAAAATATCCGCTATGGTGACCACCTCAAAATCCGCCACGAAACGCCCGCCGTTTTCCATCCGGCTGATCGTGTCCCGCTCCACCACGACGCCCGCAAGCTGTAACAGCCTGCAGAGGTCGGACTGTGAAAGCCTCCGCCGCAGGCGGGCCTCTCTGATCCGGTCACCGCATATATTCCGTTTGCCGTTGAACTCGTTTGCCCTCATGGGTGCCCCTCCAGTGTGGGAATAGTCAGCATTTTTCTGTATATTAACACGGGGCACGGCGCAAACCCGTGTAAATAATCAGCACCAGAAAAATATGGCCATTTTGGCGGGGCTTTATACGGTTGAAAATGCCCCGGCGCTGTGTGGCACCGGGGCCGGATCTTATTCTCCCAGGATTTCGGCGGCCAGCTTGTCCATGGCCTTTTCTAAAAAGTCGTTCAGGCTCTCATACCCGCCGGCCTTTGCGGCCTGCTGGTATCTTTCCTTTTTGCCTTTCTTCACATAAGGGTAAAGCCGATCATAATTTGCGGCGTTGTACTTGTTTTTCGCCTTGGTCGCTGCGGTTCCTTTGCGTTCTGTCATTGTGACCACCTCCACGCTGATATTGTACCACACATTTTATACTCACGCAAGTATATAAATTGCACAATCTCACGTCAGTATATTTGTGCAGTATTCCGTCTTGCTTTTATACTCACGTTAGTATATAATAATAATCAGAAAGGGGGTGGTAAACATGGCAAAGCAAAAGAAAAAGCGCCGCCGGAAGAAACCGACGACGCCGCCCAAAAGAATGGAAAGCCTGGCAGCCGACATTCTGGCGGGCACAATCTCCGGCCTGATAACAGCAGCAATCCTCAAATTGCTGGACTGGTAAGGGCCAGGGGTGCGGGGCCTCAAACCCCCGCACCCCAAATATAAAGGAAATCCACAAAAATGTCAATAGGGGGCAAAAATATGAAATACCTGCTTTTCGTGGCCATATTCGTGGCCGTGTTCGTCCCGCTCCGGCGGTTGCTCCGCAAAATCTTCAAAACTGGAGGGCATGACAATGCTGATTAAGAGAAACGGAAAATATGGTGCCACCGTGGGCAATATCCAGGTTTTCACCCTGGAGCGCGCCGTGGAAGTCTTTAAGATGTTCGCGGCCCGCTGCTATGAAAACCTCACCATGGAGGCCAGCGCGGTCCTGTCCGACGTGTCGGACGATATGCACCGCCTGGGTTTCTCCTGGGAGGAAATAGAGGCCATGGAACTGGAGGTGCTGGCCTGATCCGCTGATCGGGCCAGCCTCACAAAAACAACTGGAGGACAGCACAATGAAAGAAACCATTTTCGGCACCATTAAAACCGCCATTATTACAAGCGCCCGCCAGGTCAATGACTGCGCCCACGGCGGCGACGTGAACCGGAACCGCGTAAATTACGGTAGCGTGATCGCCTACGCCAGCGTTTTGCGCGACATGGGCCACAATGTTGACGTGGCCGTGTGGGAGGACGGCGGCCTTTTGAAAATCCCCAAAATCACCGTAGGCCCGGAAACATTCAATTTTCCAGACGGTCAGTAAAACGTAACCCCCGACGCCAGGACGGCGCCGGGGGTTCTTTTACTTTGTGCCCAGGTTGGTGATCTGCTCCAGGGTTTGCTTTAACTTATCAAATCCAAACATTGCCGCAAATGCCACAAAAAAGCCGATCACGACGGCCCCGGCCACCATGTACCACGCAATGGCCACGCCCAGGATCTCGCACCCGGCGAAAAAGGCCGCCAGGGTCAGGACCATGGCCACGATCACGGCCAGCGCGTTGGTGGGCAGCTTGTCCCAGGTGGCTTTCTTCAATACCTGGGTGATAATGTTGGTGATCACCATAAGGATCAGCACCAGCAAGAGAATGGCCGAAATGATGGCCGGGATATTATGCACAATGGTTTCCATTGTCTTTTCCTCCTAAACTCGGATTATGACGGGCGATCCCCGCGCCCGTCGCTGCGCTTATCGCACGGGAACGGGCAGGCGCCGCACTGGCTCGTGTCGCAGTCGTCTGTCCCGTCCCACTCGTTCATGGCTGCCAGCCATACCACAAAGAGGGCCACGGCAAGCGCACAGCCCGCCGCCCTCAATACAGTGCCTAAAACCTCCATGCCGGTTTATTCCGGTATGGTCAAAACCTGGCCCACATGGATCAGGTTGGCGTTGCGGATCCCGTTTGCCGCCACCAGTTTGGCCACGGTGGTGCCGTACTTCGCGGCGATCTTGCCCAGGGTGTCACCCCTGGCCACGGTGTAGGTTTTCGCTGCCGGCTTTGCGGGTTTCCCGGCTGCCGCCGCTCCACCCAGCGCCCGCAGTAGCAGGCCCAGGCTTGCGGCCTTGTCCTGATTGGCCAGCCAGTATTCCGGGGTGTTGATGATCTCGGCGGACACCATGGCCTCCACGGCCTCCTGGACAGTATTGGCGCGGGCGCCGGCCTTGGTCAGCTTGCCCGCCGCCGAAACCAGCAGGGCGCCCAGGTATTCCACGACACCGGACGCGGCCACGCCGTTCCAGTAGTCCGGGGAGTTGATCACGCCCAGCTTGGCCAGCTTTGCGGTGGCTGCTGCCACCTCGGTCAGGTGGATCACCTGGCCCACGCTGATCAGGTTGACGTTGCGGATCCCGTTGATCTCCGCCAACTTGGCCACGGTGGTGCCGTACTTGGCGGCAATCTTGCCCAGGGTGTCGCCCCTGGCCACGGTATGGGAGAACACGGAGGCCGTGGCAGGCTTGGCGGGTTCCTCCGCCGCGCCGGTGTCGCCCAGTTTCTTGGCGATTGCGGCAAAGTTCGGGCAGATATAGCCGCGAATATACTTTGCGTTCACCTGCAGGGCGCGGGTGCCCACCTTGCCGCCGGACATATTGCCCTCGGTAATGACCAGGGCCTTGCCGTTTACGGCGGTAACAATGCCAACGTGGTCACCGTAGCCGGTGCAGTCGCCCACGCCGTTGTCGTCCCAGTCGTACACCACGGCGTCGCCCACCTTGGGGGTGTGGGCGTCGTTCTCCACCCAGATCCCCAGCTTTTTGGCCACCTCGGTGTATTTCTCCACGCCGCACTCGGTCCCGGTGTACTCCGCGATCCCGGCCTTGATATAGGCCGCGCTGGTAGTGGTGGCACAGTGGGCGTCCTTTACCTGGACTTTATAGCCCCTTGCCAGGGGCTTGTGGGTGTTGTAGATCTCCAGGATCTCCAGGTGCTTGGCGCTGCCCCTGGTGGCGCCCACCCATCCGTTGATAATGTCGGCCACTTTCTGCCGCAGTTGATTTTCTGTCATTCGTAATACCTCCGATCAACTGCCAACGTCCGGCGGCTCGGTCCGGCTGGCGGTAGGCTCTCCGCCGTCCTGGCCGCTCCCGCTCGGTCCGTTGACCTTATCCTTGTTTGTCTTTATCCAGCCCATAATGCCGCTTTCAAAGCCCCAGAACGCAAAGACGCAGGTGGTCAGGGTGGAGGGTTCGGCGCCAACGTGCCAGAACACAATAAAATCCGCCACCACATAGAGGGTCAGGAAAACGATCTCATACAGCAGCACCTTGTCCAGCGTTCCCATCTTCCCACGCTTGCCGCGCAGTTCCAGCTTTAGGTCTTTGACCCGCCGGCGCAGATAGGAAATAGTGACGTGGCAGAGAAAGAAACCCAGGGCCGCGCCCAGGATCCAGGCCACAGCGGCCACAATAACAATTTTCATGGCCACCACCTCACAAAAAATCGTGTTTCACCAGCCTGTCGTCGTAGACGCGGCCAATGTTGGCAATGGCGTGGGTGCAGCGGTTGTTCTGGTAATCCGGGTGATCCTTGCAAAACTTTTCGTAAAAGTCGATTTCCTCCAGGATCTCTATGAAGTCCTCCCGCGTGTGTGGAATGTCCCGCAATAATTCATTGTTGAATTGCAGGATCCTGGCGCGGTGGGCGTCGGCGTTCCTGGTGTCGTCCACTTTTATGTGGTCGTCCAGGACCCGCCGCGTTTCCTTTTGGTCGGCCTTTACCTCTGCCAGGCCGTCCAGAACGTCCTTGTTTATGGCCCTCCCAATGGCCCGCGCAATCGCGGACCAGGGATTGACTTTTATGGGGGCAATCTGGATCAGCGTCATGGCCACCAGCAGCAGGCCACCGCCGCCGGCCAGCAGTTCCTTTATGCTCACGGCTCCGCCACCCCCTCACGCGCCCCTATTGCGTCGGCGTATCTCTGGCGCAGGGCGGCGATTTCCTCCGCTCGGTCCAGGGCGTCATGCTGGGCCAGTTCCATGGCCTGGGCCTGAATGATCACGTTTTGCTGATCAATGATGGCGCACAGGTCGCATACTAATTTCGGGTAATTCACGCGCCCACCTCCCGCAAGCCGATCAGGCGGGCAATGTGTCGCAAGTCCTCCACGGGGGCCTCATAAAATGCGTGGTTCCACAGCCAGAAATCCGCGTGTTCCGGGCGTTTGTATTTCTGGCACAGGGGATCCTCCCACACACGATCCCACCGGGTTTGGTGGTCCTTATCCCTGGCGGACAGTTTGCCGATAATGGCGATTGTCAGGGCGCCGCGTTCCTTGCCGTTTCCGTCGTCATTCCTGGCGAAAAACTCATGGGCGTTTTTGCTGGTGACGGCGCACAGTGGTGCGCCGTCACGCTGCAGAAACTCACCTACCAGGTCCACGGAGGTGCCCCAGGGAATATTCACCGGGCCACACATGGCCTTGAAACGCGCCCGCTGCTTGGTTATGTATTGGACGCGCTCCATGGCTTACTCCTCCTCTGCGGGCAGCATACCCAGCAACTCGGTGTATTCCTCCTCGGTCAGCTTGTTGGCCGCAAAGAAAATATCCAGCTTGGTTTCCATGCCCTGGGTCTGGCCGCGCTCGATCATGCGCTTCAAAGTACGGTACAGCATTTTCTTTTCACCTCCTCCCGGTTACACTTCCAGATCGGCCTCGGAGATCCCCAACTCCAGCAGGGTCAGGCGGTATTCCTGATCCACGTTCATGGCGTCGGCGTCCTCCACGGCGGTTCTGGTATGCTCCATTTCGGCGCCCGCGTCGAACTCCTCCAGCACGACGGTTTCCTGGCCCTCCAGGGCCTCACGTCCATGCAGGTGGTACACGGTGCCGTTGTGGACAATTCCCTGGGCGTCCCGCTCCTCACAGAGGCCGAAATGCCCATTTTCCTGACGGCGCACATAGTTGGGCGCCTCGGTCTGCGCCACCAGGGCGCCGTCCTTGATGATCTTATACATAGGTTTTTACCTCCTGTTTTCCATGGTCCTGGTCTGCCAGGAACATGGCGTGATACAGGCGCCGCAGGCGCAGCACCCGGCCATGGTCGTCAAAGTTCTTGTAATAGGCCACATGGGACTGGATCGTGTCCGCTGCCTTTTGCCTGGCTTTTTCCGGCGTGATCAGGCCGGCGTCTGCCTGCGCCTTGAAATAGCGCAGTTTCCGCCGCGCCCGCTTCATTCCGTCCCGGCACCCGTGGACGGTCACCCGCCCGGTGGGTGTCAGTTGAAACTTGGCTTTGCAGAAACGGAACGGTTTGGCAATGTCCTGTACTTTGGATTTGTCCCGATTGACCCGCAGGCCCATGGCCTCCGCCCGCCGGATCATATCGTCCGCCACCGTTTCCGCCCTCTGGCGGCTCTCCAAAATGGATTGGTAGTCGTCCATATAGTGGCCCATTCCATGGATCGACAACTGGGCCTTTGCGTAGTTGTCCAGATCCGACGGCAGCGCCACCATTTCCTGTTGGCTCGGTTCCACGCCCAACATCATGCCCTCGGTTCCGCACGACGCCACCACGCTGTCGGCCAGTGCCCGGATCCATGGGTCAAAGATCAGGCGCTGGTGTCGCTCATACAGCAGCGCGTGGGGCGCAGAGGGAAAGAACTTGGAAAAATCCATCAGGAACATGGCGCCCTGGAGGCCGTGCCGGCGGTAATGCCAGCGCAGTTGTTCCTCCAGCCGCTTATAATGCCAGTGCAGGCCCTTGCCTTTCTGACTGGCCCCGTTGTCGTGGATCATGCTGGGCGTGTAGAGCGGCACCAGCACCTCCTTGGTCAGGACCTTGTGGATCTGTCGGTCATTGATGTGCGGCGCGTCGATCACCCGGACCTTGCCGCGTTCATTGATCACGAAACGGGCAGGCTTGCCCGGTTTCCACGTTCCATCTATGATCTGGCGCCGCCGCTTGGCGGTTCCAGAAAACAGGTGGCGCTCAAAGTTCTGGGTGGACTGTTTCCACCGGACGCCGTTACAGCATTTCCGTCCCCACAGGAACATGGTGCGGTAACTGAAAATCTGGTCAATCGGCCCCAGGGCGTCGCTGCGGGCCTTTCGCCTGGCCAAACGCTTGGCCCGGCGGCGTTGGTATCGCGCCTCGCGGCGCTGTTCGCTGGTCATAAATGGTATTCGCCCTCCGCATAGTTGTGGTGTCGGTGCGCTTCTAAACTACTTTGGCCCCACGCATGAAACGGGTTAGCGCAATAGCCCGCCATGCAAGCAGCGTCCGCGTGTGGCCGTCAAAGGGCAGTTTTAGGCTTTCGCCTGGGAAGTATCTCTCCTTTCATTTTGGGTCCGGTTCGATCACCTACTGCATTTGACCCAGCCTTTTGGGCTTACATGAAATCCGGGCGCGACGCCATAGGAATTGTTCGCGTTGTTGTTGTTGGCGCTGCCGTCCGTGTTGACAAGGCAGAAATTGTTCGTGTTGCTGGCATTGACAGAGCGCAGCCACCAGTTGGCCGCCGTCAAAGCGCACCCGCCGCCCTGCCATACGGCGCGTTTGCAGAGATACACCCATAAAGATTTACTTTCGTTTCCTGTCGCTTTCCATAATGTTCCGCAGCAGGGTTTCCTCCTGGT